TCACAAGGTATACCGAGACCATTCCGTACGCTTCTTCGGGAAGCGCAAATGTATCGGTGATTAGCACGCAGGAAGCACTCGGTAATGATCTTCCTTTTATCCAACGAGAATCCCTCCATGCACGACTTGTAACGGTCACGCAATGAAAGGACCCCCTCGTCAACATTCCCGAAGAATGGCTTCGAACGGATAACCGGGACAACCCGGACTGCCCTCCCAGCCTCGAAAAAACGAGAATTGAGAGAGAAGAAACGATCAGAAACGAGCGTCTTACCTTTGGATAAAGTAAGACCAGATCTACCTATACCCTCCATCCATCGCTCTGCTTCCGTACGGCGCGCGCGGAACACTATGTCGTCGCCGTTAATCCGAACCGGTACCGATCTCCCCACGAAGAATCGGAAAGCCAAGTAGTTGACTAAGCAGAGTAATGGAAAGGAGAGTAAATTACCCATGAGTTGACCCCTCGATTGGACGACCAATCTCTCGCTCTTGCAGTCAGTGAGTGACATGCGAAGAGAGGCTAAAGCCGTATCCCTGATACCTAAAGGGACACGGGTGGCCTGCTCACACACTTTACGGAGAAGGAGTTCCTGTATGTGAGTATTGAGATTGTCAGTTGCCGACTCGTAGTCTCCGCTAACGAAGACTTCCCCGCCTACACGGGTGAAATCTTTAAAGCGGCGTGGCTTGGCATCTCCGCGGAGAAGCCAAGGAAACTTCGAAAGGTGATCGTACATCGCGATGTGGAGAGGCCGGAGGACGTTCATACTGACAGTCGGAGTACTGACAATACGGTTCTTCCCTCCAGTTTCCACAGACACGACGCGCGACGGTCGAAGTTTCAAACATCGCGTTGAGTGGAGAGCGTATTCACAGAACGATTGGCGGTTGAGCCAACTATCTCCTGACGCAATCAACGCGCGTTGTCCACCTTTACCCATACCACGCTCCACGCAGGAAGACGTAGTTGGGATGACTCTCATCGGTAACCTCGTATAGTTCCTATCCCAGCCCAACTTGAAAATCTTTTCCACCCGTTCTTCGCAGAACTTAACGAATTCCGGGTCTGGAGGAGGGCTTGGTGTCGACATAGTCGACATATACGAGTCG